TCAGCGGAACATCAGGTAGACATAGACTGTTCCGTCATCATTGAGATGCGCGACCCGGTTATAAACCGCTTGTTCACTCGAAAGAACGGTGATACCAGTCTCCTCCATAAAAACCCCCTGGGAGGCCCCCTGCGTTGAAACAAACGCGGAATAGACCGCCATATTTCCGCTGCTTCCGATCGTCTGGACGATATTCTGGCTGACTGCAAAAATGATGCCGAATGCGGGCTGAAATCCCAGTTCAATCAACCGGCTGGAGCTTCCGTCCCCGGTGTAGGTCCCGATGAGCGGCACCGCATGGTTCCAGACGTTGCGTTCGTTCTCCGTCAGGTGGGACACCGCGTCCGCCAAATGATTGCCCATGGCCGCGTCAAGCTTCAGGTTGTCCGCATTGAAATCCGCCATTTTAGGCTTGTCCGTTCCGAGCCACTGATTCAGCGCGAGATGTTCTGTACTGTTGGTGCTGGGCATGCAAAACTCCTTTCCAGTCGGCGGCAGGTCTCCGCCGCCACTCTGCTTTTCTATCTAAACTGTCAAAAAAGGCGGTGTCCATAAAGATCAAACCAGTCCCAGGTGAAGTCAGCCTGGTCAAGCATCGCCCAGTCCGTTTCGGATTGGGCGATGCTGTCCCAATCGAGTTCGCCAAGACTGAGCACAGCCTCTGTCTGCGCGGGCAGGAGGCTCGCGAACACCGGAAGGAAGGTCTGGGCGTCCGGCAGAAAGCCTCCAAGCGAACCTTCCGCCAGCACGCGGCCGCGCATTGGCTGCTCGATCAGGAGAATCTTTGCGCCAAGCGCTTCAAAAAAACGTTCGATTTCATCGGGCGCGCGCGGCGCGGGCAGCCTCATCAGCAGGCTGACAGCGGCGCGCAGCTGTGTTTCTCCTGTTCCGTCCGGAACCGCAAGGCCAAAAAGCCGGGCATAATCGTGCAGCCGCTCCACCGGCATCGCCTGCGCGGAATATATCTGTGTAAGGCTGGCAATCCCGTCTGCGAGCAGGTCGAGCCCGGCTTGCAGCGCGGAGAGCTCATGATGGATATGGGTGCCTGGATACGGGTCGTAAAGGCCGGTTGCCCGGGCCGAAGCAATGAGGTCCATCTCAGCCCTCCATTTCGCTGATGGTGATTTCCCCTGCGCGGAGCACCTGTGTGTGCGCACAGGCAACGTCCGCCGTTGGCGCGGTGATTGCAAAGTTCTCCACGAGGCCGCTTTCGAGCAGAAGCTGGGCGAGCCGCGCGCGGGTCAGCCGTATTCCAATCGGCAGCGCATCCACCACGGCGCGCAGGAGCGCCGCAAGCGGCGCCAGGACCGCGCCGGGCTCCAGCCCGGCGGCGGGCTCGACGGCGATGGACAAATCCACCGCCGTCGCCTGCGCGCCCAGAACGACAACGGGGGCGCACGGCTCGCGGGCGGCGTTAAGCGCATCCTGCAGCGCGGCGCGGGTGCCCTCCGGCACCTCCGCCGCGCCGTCAGCAGCCACATAGACACGGACACCGCCTTCCCCGTCCGACGTAACATACGCGGAAGAGATGCCAGGAAATGCTTCCGCCCTTTCCCGGTAATAAGCGGCATTTGCTCCGTTATTCGGCGCGGCATAGCCCGCGAGCAGCCGCCGGCGCAGGCTTTCGTCGTTTTCTCCGCCAGCGCCGCCGGTAAAAGGTTCCGGGTTCGAAACTCCGCCGATCCCGGCCAGCGGTTTTGCAAGCCGCACAATGCTCCCTGCCAGGGCGTTTCCGGTTTCGCCCGCCGTCTGCGCGCGTGCTGGCGCGTCCACAGCGGCTTCCCCCTCCGCGAGAACGGCGTCCGCAGTGGTTTCGTACCGTTCGCCGTCTTCGGTAAGGCACACGGTTCCCGCCGGGATCACGCTTTCCGCCTGACTCGCGCCGCGCCAAAACCGCAGGAGTCCGGCTGCCTGCACGGCCGCCTTGCGGGAAAGCCCACGCTGCGCCGCAAACGCATCGAGCGCGGCCCCCTGGGCAGTTTCCGGGAAAGCGTCCCGGCGCACGCTTTCCAGCCGCCTGCCAAGAGCTGCAAGTTCGCCTGCCAGCGCGTGAAACCGCAGGGCGATATCGGAGGCTTCGTCCGGCGTAAAGCCGGAAAGCGTGCGATACCTCTGGATCATAGTCTCATAAAAGGTTTCCTGCGTCAGATTCATACGCATACCTCCAATGTGTACGGACGCGGCCCGGAGGCAATCCTTACATCGACCATAAGCCGCTGCGCCGCCGGGTCATAGACGGTGCGCACGCTGCGCACCGCGATCTCTTTCATCGGCGCGAGCGCTTCCCGCACAGCGGCAAGCGCCTGCCGGTCCCGGGCTTCGCGATTTCCCGTGCGCACCAAGAAAAGCCTGCTGCCGAAATCCGGGTCATGCACAAGGCTCCCGCGCCGCACCGTCAGCCGGATCGCCGCCCGTTGCAGCAGTTCGCCTTCGCCGCTGACCATCACCGGGCGTCCGCGGTGATCGAGGACGGTATCCCCATTTTTAAGAAGGACATCCATCGTTCCACATCCTTTCTATAGATAATCATAGTCGAGCAGGGTCAGTGTGGTAAACGCTCCGCTCGAATCGAGCTTCCACCGCACCTGCTGGACGAAAAGCCCACCGAAGGAAAACAGATTTCCGGAAAGATCCACCAGATCGGTGACCGCGATCTCCAGAAGATCCGGGCTCGTGAGGGTAATGACCCGCTTGCCGAGCATCGAACGGTTGGTTCGGATGATCGCTTCAAAAGTTCCCTGCCCTTCATAGAGAAAGAAATCGGGCAGCGGGTTCAAATATCGCTTACGGGTAAGTTTCATGGCTGAGGCCTTTGGGTTCTGGTAGCTGTAGCTGTAGAACCCATCGAGATCTTTAATCACATATTCGGTCACCGGCGAATACCGGTTGTTGGTGATCTTGAGGTTCGCGTACCGCAAAGCGCCCGCGGCCGCATTCGAAAAGATATGCCTTTGTCCGGTCGGAGCCGCAGCCGCACAGCGGACGAGACCGCTGTCGTCAAGCCAAGTGAAGCCATAGGCCACGTTGCGGTAGAAATTTGTAAAAGCCTCCCATTCGCTGGTTCCCTTTACAACCTGGTAGACATTTAAAATTGGGTTCTCATCACTGGAAAGCCGGGTGAACCCATAGGGTCGGATATGGTTTTGAAAAAGATCCTGCAGCGTCACATTCTGATAGAGCTGCGGCTGCGCCTCATTGTCGAGCAGCACCGCGCCGGCGCTGCGTGCGATCAGTTTCATCCGGGCGCCCTCGTCATTTTCGGTCGCGGTCTGCTCGTCAATTCCGCCGGAGAAGAGTACCACTTCGCCCAATGCCACCCTGAGCCTGTAAAGCTCCGGGTAACCGCGGTCCTGCCAGAAGACCGCTTCTAACGAATGCGCCGGGGAGTCAAACGACTTGACAATCTCCCATTCGAGCGGCGCAGGTAATGTAAATTCATGTTCCTGAAGATCCCATGCCGTGAAGGAAAGCGCTTTTATGTCGATGCTCATGCGCTTCCCCCCGTTTCCGCCTCAAGAAATTCGAGAAAATAGGAGAGCACCTTGCCATCCCCCTGGGCCGTATATCCAAAACGGGAAACCACAGCGGAAAACCGCTCCCCGGTTGGCAGATAAAGGGTTTCAGCTTCGCCGCCTGCGCAGGCCTGGGCGATTTCCGCAAGCTTTTCCGCCGCGCCGTCCGGAGTGGTGTCAAACACTTCGCCTTCACACCGCACCACCCGGCAGCGCGGGCCAAGGTCCTGGGTCCTGGCGCCGCGCGCGGGGATCAGATGGGAAACCAGGCTGCGCTGGAAGGAAAGTTCGATTCTGCGCGGATTATGTGCGAAGAGATACGAGCCAAATTGCAGCCGCGTCATGTGATTTCCTCCATTTCATTGGTGATGGGGTGCGGATAGCGGCGCGCCTGGGTCTTGAGCCGGTCGTTCATGAGCCCCAGGATATCGAGATCCCCGGTGACGGGCGAACGGTAGGTCACCTGCGCCGCCGGGCCGCTCTCAAATTCGGCCGGCGAAAAATCGATTGGGGAAAGGGACGCTTCCTCCTGCCGGTATGCCTCGAGCGCTGTGCCGACTGGCTGCGTGGTGTCCATATAGAGATCCCACACGAGCGGCACATCGAGCTTTCGCGGGCTTTCGACCGCCGAACGGTTCGAAATGAATTCGCTGTAGACCTGCAGATTCTTGGCTAGATCAGCCGAAAGATTGTAGTTTGCCATCCATCCGTCCTCCCCTCTTTATAAAAGTGCCTGCATGCTGTCAAAAGATTCGTTCACGCCGCATTCCTCAAAGTCTCCCGCATCAAACGGCAGGTCGTCCTGCTGCCAATAGAGTCTGCACAAATCTGCAATCTGCGAAAGGGTAAACCGTTCGAGCGCAGCGCGCGGAGAAGGCAGCGTGTCCGATCCGGCGAGCGTCTGAAAAAGCAGCACGCAGTTATAGGCGAGCGCATATCCCTCACGCGGCGAAAGCCCATAGCCGCAGAGTTCGGGCAGCAGCGCGCAGGCCTGTTTTACGATTGAGAGCTGACCCAGCCCGTTTTGCCGGTCAAAAAGGATCTCCCGCCCGAGAAAAATAGCCGGGAACCGATTGTCCGGCAGTCTCTGTCCCCGTGCCATCAGCGCACCTCCATGCGGGAGCGCGCCACGATGGTGAGCGTCTCGTAGACAAGATCGCTGAGCGCGACCGCTTCGTCGATCGCGGACCACTGACAACCGGAATAAATGACCTTGCGGTCGGGCTTCACAATCACGACATTGAAGCCGTCGATCGCGTGAAAGTCGATCCCTTCCGCAGCGGCGGTCTCTGTGAGCATCACGCGGGTCAGTTCTAACAGGTGGCGGGTTCTTCCACCGACCGTGCCGATCGGCTCATCCGAACCGAATGCCTCGACATAGCGGCTCTCCCGAGTGGTTTTGGCCTTGTAGCTCTGTGCAGCGGCGAGCCGCTTTCCATCCACCTCGATATAGATATCCTTACTGGTTGGGAACGTAATAAAAGCCATCCGCGACCCTCCTTACACAGTGATTTCGGCACGCAGGACGATCTGGCTGATCTCCGGCGCGACCCGGATGCCAAGTGTCGCCACACAGACCGCGCTGTCCTGCGGATGCGCGGCCACCACAGGCGGCCGGTAACTGTCGAGTATCCCGCGCGCGCGCATCGCTTCCAGCTCAACGGTGATTTGCGAAGCGATGCTTTCCCGCGTGGCGGCATTGTTTTTGCATCCGCGCAGGCGGGCCTTGACCGCCCGGCGCACCGTGTCGAGCACCTCGTCCACCGCGAGCACGGTCGAAAGGTCCCGGAAGGTCGCATCCGGCTCACCATCCGCATCTTTGGTACAGCTGGTGACCGCGCGGACGCAAACCGCCTCCCCGCCGCACACCTCAAATGGGATCGCTCCTGCCGCGAGCAGCATCTCCGCCTGGGCGGCGGTGAGCGTTCCGCCGGATCCCCCGGCGGAACGTACCGGCAGCCCATTGAGGCTGCCGGACGCGCCAAAGCGCGCCACCGCCGCCGCGAACGCCGCCGCGGTCACATGGGTATCGTCCCCGCCGTCGCAAATCACTGCGATGTGCGGGTGGTTGAGCGTCCCGGCCGCAGCGGCAGCTGCGGCCGGATCGGACACAGCCAGCAGGCCAATCCGTTCTCTGCCGTTTTCACAGCAGGCGGAAATATGTGCCGCAAGTACATCCGCCCCTCCATCACAGACGAGCAGATAAACCGGCAGCCTTTCCGCAGCGGCAAACGCCGCGGTATAGTCCTCTCCGGCGGGAATGGCATAAATCTGTGAAGCGCCCGCTTCCAATAAGGCCTTAATCATTTCATAAAGCGCGCTGTCCGTTCCGAAAACAGCGGCCTGCGCGGGATCGCGCACCAGGGTCGCTTCCCCGGGTTCGCCGGACACGGTCCGCGCCACAGCGGCAATCCCGCGATACATGCCGCAGGCGGCAGCCGCATGCACCCGCAAGTCGGTAAAAACACCCGGCCGCATGGTGGTAGGAATATGGATCATATCGAAACTCCTTTCGTTTTGACCAGGATCGATTCAAGCGGCACGCCTTGCGCATCCTCCGGCGGGGTGAACAGTCCGCTCAACATTGCGTTCGCCGTAAGGGCAAAGGCGGGCAGGCCGCGTTCATAGGTGATCTCTCCACAGGAAATCCCTCCCACGCCAAACTGCCCGCGCACGCAAATCAACGCGCCACAAAGCTTTTCAAACACCTTGTGGCAGTCATTCGGAGCAGAAACCGGGCATAGGATATCAAACCGGAGGGTGAGTTTTGCCTGATTGATCCCATCCGGGGAACCCGGAAAGGCAACACCCGCAAATCCCACCGCGACACAGGCGCTTTCCGGAGGAACCTGCCGCCAGTTGGCCGGGTACTGCTCCATCACGCGGATATTATCTCCGGCGAGCCGCTCTGCGAGATATTCCGCAAGCGTCTTTCTGATCCGGCCCAATTCATCCATCCACACCACCTCCATACACCCGCCGCGCATCCGCTCGGCGGAAAATCTTTTCACCCTGAAAGATAAAATCATGACAGACTGAAAGCAGATAGCGTTCCCCACCCCATAAAATGACGTCGCCATCTCCAGCCTGTTCCCCGCCATCGGCAACCGGTCCGTAATAGACAAACCGCCTGGGGTCCTCCCGGCCAAAATATGTTTCCTTCCGATGGATATGCGTTTCATTCGTATAGACCCGCGGCATCACGCAGGCTGTAAAACGATAGGTTTTCCCTTCCTTTTGCAGCACTGTCTCAGCCCCGCATTTTTGAATTGCGGCGCGCACCGCTTTTGCCGCGTTCATCCATCCACCTTCCAAAGCCCGGCGAAGCTGCAGTCGAGAAGCCCTGCCGCATTCGCATAGAGTTCATCGCGCATGGCGCGCAGTTCATCCGCAAAGCTTACGCCGTTGCTCTCCGAAACTGAGATATCGCCCACTTTGAAGCTTTGCGCACCGTCCCCCGCACGCATAAGATGGTACTGGCAATACGCCTCTCCCGCTGCCGCAAGCACCAAACGCGGATCGTTCGGGTCCGCATCCGTGCGCATCGCGGCGGAAATCCTGGCCGTGGCCGCGTCACAGAGCGGTTTCCAGTTCTCCCCACTTTCCGGGCTCAACCCGGAAAAGAGCAGGAACTGGCAAAAAACCTGATCGGGATTCATCTGTTGACCTCCTTTTCACCGGCGCGGAAAACCAGTTCCCCGCGCCGGGATCTGGCGGGAGCCGTCCCGCGCAAAGCGCGGGCAACGCGGCCATGCCGCGTTGGGCCGCTATGCGGCCACGGCTCCCGCCGTGCCTTTGCCTTACGCGGATGCTTTCAATGTGAGCACCTTGGCGGCGTCCGGGAAGATCTTCGCAAAACCCGCGATTGAAGTAACTGCTGCCCGTTCCAGTTGGGAATTGATCAGCTTGTCATAATCGACGGTGATGTCCCCCGCGGTAACCATCTCCAGCGCAAAGTTCTTGTCAAGACCGACAATGGTTCCTTCCGGAACCGATTTGGACTTGATGACATTCGCGCCGAACGGGGTTCCGATCGTACCGCTGCCCGAGAAGTTGAGCCCGGCGACCGGATCACGCAGTTCCTCGATGGCAAGCATTTTCTGCATCATATCAGGTGAAACAAGCAGAGTATTCATCGTGAAGTCCTCGAACTGGCTCCACAGATTCACAAGGTCGCTGTACGCAAGGGTTCCGGCACCCGCGGTTTCGATCGCGGACGCGGCGTTTCCGTTGTCCGCTCCGTCACCATTGATGAGCACATCCACCGCGTCTGCGAATTGAGCGCGGGTAATGTACGCACCGATCTGTTTGAGGGTGATGGTGAACAGGTCGATCCGCTGGAACTTGACCGCTTCATATGAAGCGACCAGCATCCGGCCCCGCTTTTTGAGCTTGACAAGATTGTCCTTCAGCTTGATCACCGTCTCTGGAATCTCCGCGCCTTCCGCGACGACCTTTGCGGCGATGTCGTGTCCTGTGGTGGTTGTGATGGTGCGGTAATCGAGCGAATTGATGACGGTTTTGGATGCGATAACCGCATTGATCAGTTCGGTCTCGTCCGCGCCCTGCATAACCGCGCGCATGACATACTCCGGGAAAAGCGCCGCCGAATCAGAGGTGGAAAAGAATTTGGAGAGGGGATCGCTTGCGCTTCCGCTCACCTTGATGTCAAAGCGCTTGAGCTGGCGCTGGAAAGCGTCGAGCCCGGCAAGCGCGCCGCCCGTATAGTTTACGGACGGATCGAGCCGTTCGAGCTGTGCCGAAAATGGCAGCTCCCCCTTGTACATCGCTTTGTCGAGTTTCAGATTCTGATAGTTCCCCATAAAATCATCCTTTCTATTTTTCCGGATACATCACCCGGATGGTCAAATCCGAAAGGCTCCGTTGTCCGGCTTTTCGGATTCCCCGACACCCCCCAGTTGCAAAGCGGGCGGCGCATCCTTTGCAAAACCCTTACAAAAGGCGGTGAGCTGCCGCTCATCCATGTTTTTTGCAACTTCTTCGAGCACCCGCGCGTCGAGCTCGGGCATCGAGAACGCCGCGAGCTTCACCATCCGGCGGCGCAGCTCATTCAGCCGGGTACGGCCGCTTTCGGCAAGCTGCTCAAGTTCTCTGAGATGGTTGGTCAACGCCGCGGCCTGCGCTTTGTTCAGGGTCACGCTCCCGCCGCTCGCGAGCGATTTCAGCAGTTCCCCATCCACACCTGGAACACGGCCTTTTGTGACGCCCGCTTTCTTCTGGGCCGGGACTGCCACAAACGACCATTCGTATGCGTCGGTGGGGTTTATCAGGTCGCGCCAGCAAAGCACGCCGTTATATTCCTGTCCCGGTTCATGCGAGCAAGGTGCTTCCCGTACATTGGCGCCGCAGATCGAACATTCCACGCGTTCCACCGCGCAGCTGACGCTGACTTCCTTTTTAATGCCCGCGTCGATCTCCAGGATGAGGTCAGCATTCTTGTCACAGCGCACCATATAAGCCCAAGCGCGCAGTACGCAGTAGCCCTCCCCAGCCTGGGTCAGACGTTCCGGATCATGTTCGACCACGGTTTCAAAGATCCGGGAATTTTGATTTTCCCCTTTCGGGTTGTGGTCGAAGATCCCTGTCTTTCCGACGAAAAGTCCGGCCAGCGCCTGCATGCTCTCAACCGGGAACCGCTCGTAATCGCGGTCGATCTCGTTGTCGCAGAGGACGAGCGAAAAGACGTAAACCTCCTCAGCCGAAAGTTCCCGGCGGGAAAACGCGTTAATCTTGGCGAGCTGTTCGGGCGTAACCGGGACACTCTGCGCGGTTTTGAGAATCATCGCATGTTTCATTTTTTCCCCTCCAGTGTTTTGAGTTCAAACGCGAGCTTATCGGCTTCCAGACCGGTCAGACGCGCGTTCGCCAGTTCCAGTTCATCCTGCAGGTTGATATTGTCCCACACAATATCCGTATCGCAGCTGTACCCGCGCACCCGCAGGAAAATCCGGCAGATCTTCACGAGCACAGGCGTGAGCAGCCGACGGTAACTTTCCAGTTCGCTGGTGAGGATGTCAGCCTGCTGCGTACTCATGCGTTCGGTTGTCGACCAGCTGAGCCCCAGAAGGAACGGTGGGATGCCAAGCTTTGCAACGATCTGTTCAAGCATCTGCCGTACCGGGACTTCGGTGCCGATCATCTGGTTGTCCGCGCCGATCACCTTGATATCGACGTCGCCCACTGCGACAAAATCTTTGATTCGGCCCCGCTTGCTCTCATTCATCGCGTCGGCCCATTCAGTTGCGATGTTTTCCGCGATCTCCCGGGCATACGCCCGGTCAACACTGGAAGCGCCCGGCTTGTAGGTCACCGCATAACGCAGGTTGGCGATTCGTTCGAAATTCTGCCCCATTGAAGCATAGATCTTCATCAGAATGTCCGATACAAACGGCAGCCCATCCAGGATGGAAGTCCCAAGCACTTGCCCCGCACGCGGCGAAAGCGCTGTGTGGACGATCAGTTCCGGATACGGGACCGGGACTGGCGTCAGGCTGTTTTTCATGGCGCAAAGCTTCAGATCAAACGGCGAGGCGGCATTCTGAAAACAGACATTCTCGATCGGAGCATTATAGAGTCCTGCGACCGATTCTCCATCGGCGGAAAGCACCACTTCTCCCACCGCATTCCCATAGGTGAGCAGGCTGTCGAGATAACAGCGCAGAAAGCTTTCCATCCCACGGGAGGAAGCGCCCACCTGTACCTCCCGGAAAAAGGTTTCTAGTTCCGCCTGTGCCTTTCGGTTTTCGCAGACAGGCGCGCAGCCGCCCACCAGCCGGCAAATTTTGTCGATGGCCGCGTCAATGATGGGAATCGAGCGGCGCAGTCCGTCGTAAACCGCACAGTCGCGGCCATAGAGCAAAAGTGTATCGTTCCACACGTTCACCCCTTCCCGTGCGGTCTGCACGCTCACCGCCGGTTCTCTGTGCCGCAATAGGTTCCAAATTTTCATAGGTTTCCTCCTTTATCACAACACGCGCCATTTGCCCCGCTGCGCGGCGGCCCACTTCCGCGGGCGGCCGCGTCCCTCCTGGACGCGGCCCAAATGGCGCGGCGGCTCCGCGCCGGGCGCCTCATCCAAAGAACCCATCGGAATGTCCGCGCAGCCCATCCGCCCGGCTGACCGAAGCGGCGAAAAACGGGCATGTGTCCTTTACGAGCGCGGTCATCACAAAATACCGGATATCATCCATCGCATGGTCATGTTCTTTGAACGGCTGATCCTTTCCCGCCCTGTTGTCCCAGCGGTAGAGGGAAAATTCCCGGATTGTGTCCCGACACCCCGCGCAGAAAAGGAGCTTCTGTTCCTTCAGCAGGCTACTCACCATACGGATGCCGTCCGCCACCTCATTTTTCGCCGGGATTGCCCGAAAGACACCGTGCCGCCTGATACACGCGAGAAAACTCGCCGCCGACGGGTCAACGATCACCGCTTCGATCTTCCGGCCCCCCGCAAGTTCCATAAGCGCTTGATGGTATTCCTCATCGGTACGCAGTTCACCTGTCACGCGGGAGTCGTGGTAATATTCCGCGAGCCGGTACCAAACCCCCGCATGCTCCCCCCACAGTCCAAACGAAGCCGGATTGACCGTCCCGTAGTCGCAGGAGATGAAAAAACGTCCGCAGACGGGTGCTTTTTTTACCACATGCGCACTTTCGTCAAACATCGGGTAAACAGCGCCTTGGGCTGCCACCCATTTCCCCAATACGAACCGTTCGTAGAAGGCGCCCGCGTAAAGATTTTCGTACCGCTGCAGGACGGCAGGGGAAAGCGACGGATTGTCACGCATAGTGAAATGCAGGTAAAGGGCGTTCTTCTCCGCCGCCTTTTGAATCCACTCGCGATAGAACCAGTGCTGCGGATACTCCGGGTTGCAGGAAAACCAGAACCGCGCGCCTTCCGTAGAACAGCGGGCCAGCGCCTGCTCGACAAACGAGCGCGGCATGAGCGCCACCTCATCGAGCAGCACGCCCGCGAGGGTCACCCCCTGGATGAGCGCCGCGCTGCTTTCGTCGCGCCCGCCAAACAGGTAAAAGCGGTTCATGCGCCTGCCGTATGAGATTTCGAGATATCCGCGCGAACGCCGGTCGCTGCAGGCATAGCCAAGCGCAGGCAGGCAGGAAAGCAACGGCGTGATCAGATTTCTGCGCAGCCCGCCGGCCGTCTTGCCGCAGAGTGCGAAATCCTGTCCAGAAAAGCAGGACATCGCCCACACGGTAAACCCAATGGAAAGGCAGAGCGTCTTGCCCGAACGCACGGCGCCGTCACAGATAATTGCGCCGCGGCCATGATGCGGGCTTTGGGGATGCCACCAGGTCATCGCGGCGAGCTGTTTTTTTGAGAAACGGGAAAACTCAGGCATCCTCTGCACTTCCCACGGCACGGGCTGATTTTTCCAAGGCGGAAAGGAGCGACCCAGCCGCGCCGTCCCCACCTGCCCCCATTTCTGCCAGCAGCGAAAGCGCCCGCAGCCGATCGTAAAATTTAAGCTCGATCCCACCGCCCTTGGGCCGCCTCAACTCTGCCACATGGAACAGATCCGCGTCCCGGATAAAGGTCTCCTCGTCTCCCAAAAGCGCGAGTACACCTCCCACGTCCCCCAGCGCCAGCCGTTCGAGCCCGGCGCGCGCGGTCTGCTCAGGCGCGCGGCAACAGAGGTCCTTCATCAGCCTGGAGATCCGCCTGCGCACCTTTGCATCTCCCAGAAGCGCCGCTGACTGCCTGCCGCAGTCCCCGGCGCCATAACCCGCCCGGCGAACCGATTCCTCCGGAGAAAATCCCCGCGCCATAAAAATGCAGAACAGCTCGCGGCGTTTCGCTTCATCCGATTGTTTCATAGGTCACATCCTTTCACCCATACGGCAAAAACAGCGGAAAGTTGCACGCAGGTGCAACTTTCCGCTGTTTTTGGAAAAAATCAAATCTGAAAGGCGCTTTCAATATCCGCATCAGCAAAATGTAACAATTGCTACTTGACGAACCGTGTAAAAGGATGGTAAATTATATGGTGTGGCGGACATGTCCTGCCCGCAAAAATTCATATTGGAGATGCCGCCCGGATGCCAACTTTAAACATTGTCCTCATTGAGCCCCAAATCCCGCAGAACACGGGGAATATCTCCCGCACCTGTGCCGCGACCGGCGCACGGCTGCATCTGGTGGGGCCGATGGGCTTTGCGATCACCGATGCGAAACTAAAACGCGCGGGGCTTGATTACTGGCATCTGCTGGACATCACCACCTATGCTTCAACCTCGGAATTTTTTGAAAAGAACCAGGGTGAATTCTTTTATTTCACCACCAAAGCGCCGCATATCTACACCGAAATCGCTTATCCGGACAATGCCTATATCGTTTTCGGCCGGGAGGACGCGGGTCTGCCGGAAGATCTGCTCTATCAAAACCCACAGCGCTGCGTGCGCCTGCCGATGATTGCCGGTGCGCGCAGCCTGAACCTTTCCAATACAGTGGCGGTCGCAACTTATGAAGCGCTGCGTCAATGGGGGTTCCCGGCGCTCAAAAATCACGGACAACTCACCCAATATCAGTGGTAGGAGATCATGTATGGCAAAAAAGAAACAGCACGACCAGAAAATCCTTTTAATGACCGATTCCGCCTGCGACATCCCGGACGCGGACCTGCTCACGGGCGGGATCGTCATGCTGCCGATCCCAATTGCAATCGACGGCAAGGGCTATCTCGAACGGGTGGATTTTACCATTCCGGAATTTTATGAGCGGCTGACAGCGGCCAGGGAGCTGCCAGTCACCAGCCACATCCTGTCGGTGACCTACGCCCAAGCGTACCAGGACGCTTATGAGCAGGGCTACACGGATGTGATCAACACGACCATCACCTCAAAGGGGTCCAATATGTTCCAGGCGGCGGTCTTTGCCAAGAAGCAGTTTTATGAGGACACCCCGGAGGCTGTGGACAAAATGAACATCACGGTGCTTGATTCAGGCTCCTATTCCATCGGTTACGGCTATCCGATCGTGGAAGCTGCCAAGCTCATCAAGGCGGGCAAAACCGCCGATGAGGTCACCGTATTCCTGGATGACTGGTTCTCCTGCGTGGAGATTTATTTCGCCCCCTATTCGCTCGAATATGTCCGCCGCTCGGGACGCGTCCCTGCCGCCGCTGCCTTTGTGGGCGACGTGCTCGGCTTGCGGCCGGTCATCTCGATCATCGACGGCGTGACCGCGGTGGTGGAAAAGGTGCGCGGTGACAAAAATGTGGTGGTCCGCGTCTGCGAACAGGGACTTGCGCATGCCAGCGACAAAAAAGCCCCCACGGTGGTGGCGTACGGCAGCATTGAACAGTACGGAGAAGATCTCTGGAAGGAGATTTCCAAGCGGTTCGGGCACGCGCCAAAGGCAAAATTCCAGCTTGGCGCCGCCATCACAATCAACGCGGGTCCCAAGGCGGTCGCCATGATCGTGCGCGGGGAGAAGCGGCTGAATACCCGCGCGCGCGAACAGGATTATCTGGCCTGAAAAATAAAAATCCCCCGGTGTCTGCCGGGGGATTTTTCTCAGACCGGTATCCTATGGAAAATAATCCCCAAAGAATTGCGCAAACTAACTTTGGAAGCTGTTGAAACCATGGAAAATCGCGCAAAACGCTTGCAAAAAAAAAGCCGATGCCGTAGAATAATCCATGGATTGTTGATTAATTAACAGAGTTGTTGAAAATCGGGGAAAACCCAAAAACAGAAAATCGAGAAAGGGTGGCAAACATGACTTCCTACAACAAAAAGTCGGTGGAAGACATCGACGTATCCGGCAAAAAAGTGCTGGTCCGCTGCGACTTCAACGTCCCGCTGAAGGATGGCGTGATCACATCGGACAAACGCATTGTGGCTGCGCTTCCGACCATCAAATACCTGCTTGAAAAGAATGCGGCGGTCATCCTCTGTTCGCACCTCGGCCGTCCGAAGGGCGAAGTGAAACCGGAGTTCTCGCTTGCTCCAGTCGCCAAACGCCTCGGTGAGCTGCTGGGCAAACCGGTCGAAATGGCCAAAGACGTTGTCGGCGAGGACGCCAAGGCGAAAGCCGCGGCCTTAAAACCCGGCGAGCTGCTGATGCTTGAGAACGTCCGCTTTGAAAAGGGCGAGACCAAGAACGATCCGGCGCTTTCGAAGGCGTTTGCTTCCCTCGCGGAAATCTATGTCAACGACGCGTTCGGCTCGGCCCATCGCGCCCACGCTTCCACCGCCGGCGTCGCGGAGTACCTTCCGGCGGTCTGCGGTTACCTCATCCAGAAGGAAATCACCATCATGGGCAAAGCCCTTTCCGACCCCAAACGCCCGTTCGTCGCGATCCTGGGCGGCGCGAAGGTTTCGGATAAGATCGGCGTCATCAATAACCTGCTTGAGAAGGTTGACACCCTGATCGTCGGCGGCGGTATGGCCTACACCTTCATCAAGGCAATGGGACACTCGATCGGCAATTCGCTCTGCGAAGAGGATAAGCTCGAACTGGCCAAGGAAATGCTCGCCAAGGCGAAAGCCAAGGGCGTGAGCCTGCTTTTGCCGGTCGATAACCTCGTCGGTGACAAATTCGATCCGAACTGCCAGAGCAGGCTGGTTGACAGCGACAAGATCCCGGACGGCTGGATGGGTATGGATATCGGCCCCAAGACTGAAAAACTCTTCTGCGACGCCATCAAAGGCGCGGGCACGGTTGTGTGGAACGGACCGATGGGCGTATTTGAATTCGAGGCCTTTGCGAAAGGCACCCTCGCGGTCGCGACCGCGGTGGCGGACAGCGGCGCAATCTCGATCATCGGCGGCGGGGACAGCGCGGCGGCGGTCACCAAGCTGGGCTTCGGCGACAGGATGACCCATATCTCCACCGGCGGCGGCGCTTCGCTCGAATTCCTCGAGGGACTGGAGCTGCCCGGCATCGCGGCCCTCAACGACAAGTAATCCGAAAGGGAGCGGGCAAATCCGCTCCCTTTTTTCGCTGTTCCAATGACAAGAATAAAGGAGAATGCAGTTATGAATAAAGCGGTTCGGAAAGCAGTTATCGCAGGCAACTGGAAAATGAACAAAACCCGCCCGGAAGCACAGGCGCTCATCAATGAGCTGAAACTCCTCGTCAAGGACGCGGATTGCAGCGTGATCATCTGCGTGCCCTACACCAACCTGGAAACCGCGCTTGAAGCCACCAAAGGCACCAACATCGAAGTCGGCGCGGAAAACTGCCATTGGGCGGCGTCCGGCGCCTTCACCGGCGAGATTTCCGCCGGCATGCTCACCGAGATGGGAGTCAAATACGTCATCATCGGCCACAGCGAACGCCGCCAATATTTCGGAGAGACCGACGCGACCGTCAACCTGCGGGTGCGTGCCGCGCTCGATGCGGGCCTCGATGTAATCCTCTGTGTGGGCGAGCTGCTTGAACAGCGGGAAGCGGACATCACCGAAGAGATCGTCGGCATGCAGACCAAGGTCGCGCTCGGCGGCGTTTCGGCGGAGGAACTCAGTCGCATTATCATCGCCTACGAGCCGGTCTGGGCAATTGGCACCGGCAAGACCGCAACCGCCGAACAGGCCAACGAGGTCAATCATTATATCCGCACCGTGGTCGCTAAGCTCTACGGCGACGCTGCTGCTGAAGCCATGACCATCCAGTACGGCGGCTCGATGAACGCGAAGAACGCGGCGGAGCTGCTCGCACAGCCGGATGTGGAAGGCGGCCGATTTCAACACGATCATCGAGGCGGCCTCGAAATAAAAGCCGTGCACAGGAGGATAAACGAACTTATGAAAAAACCTTTGGCACTCATCATTCTGGATGGATTTGGATATAACCAGGCGGATTACGGCAACGCGATCGCCGCCGCAAAAAAGCCCAACATCGAAAAACTTTTCGCCACCTGCCCGCATACCCTGATCGGCGCTTCCGGCATGGATGTCGGCCTGCCGGACGGGCAGATGGGAAACAGCGAGGTCGGCCACACCAATATCGGTGCCGGACGGGTGGTTTATCAGGAGCTTACACGCATCACCAAATCGATCAAGGACGGCGATTTTTTCGATAACCCGGCGCTCACCGGTGCAATGGAAAACTGCAAAAAGTATGATTCCGCCCTGCACTTGATGGGCCTTGTTTCCGATGGCGGCGTGCACAGCCACAACACCCATCTGTACGGCCTGCTTGAGATGGCAAAACGGTTTGGCCTTCGCAAGGTCTATGTCCACTGCTTCATGGATGGACGCGATGTCCCGCCCACCAGCGGCCGGGATTTCATCGCGGAGCTGGAAGCCGAAATGAACCGGCTCGGCATCGGACGGATCGCCTCGGTCATGGGCCGTTATTACGCAATGGACCGTGACAACCGCTGGGAGCGGGTGGTGCGCGCTTACGATGCCATCGTCAACTCTGAGGGGAATGTAAACCCGTCCGCAGTCGATGCGATGGAAAAGTCCTATGGCGCGGAGATCACCGACGAATTCGTTGAACCGACTGTCTGCCTGAAAGACGCGGGCGTCCACGACAACGATTCGGTCATCTTTTTCAACTTCCGCCCCGACCGGGCGCGCGAACTGACCCGCACGCTGGTGGACCCGGACTTCTCCGGCTTCGAACGCAAAGGCGGCAGAAAACAGCTCTATTTCGTGACCATGACCCAGTACGACGCAACCATGCCGAACGTACATGTGGCGTTTGCACCGGAGGGGCTTTCCAATACCTTCGGAAAATACATCTCGGATAAAGGCCTCACCCAACTTCGTATCGCGGAAACCGAAAAGTACGCGCATGTCACCTTCTTCTTCAATGGAGGGGTGGAGGCGCCGTACCCCGGCGAAGACCGCGCTTTGATCCCCTCCCCAAAGGTGGCGACCTACGACCTGCAGCCGGAGATGAGCGCCTATCTCGTCACCGACGAAGTGGTAAAACGGATCGAAAGCGGCAAATACGACGTCATCATCTTAAATTACGCCAACTGCGATATGGTCGGCCACACCGGTGTGTTCGACGCCGCAAAGAAGGCGGTGGAGGCGGTTGACATCTGCCTTGGGCGTACCATTGACGCTATCCTGGGAATGGGCGGCGCGGCGCTGATCACCGCCGACCATGGCAATGCGGACCAGATGTTTGAACCGGACGGTTCGCCCTTCACCGCACATACCACCAATCCGGTCCCGCTAATCGCGGTCGGGCTTGGCGGCTGTAAGCTGCGCGAAGGTGGCCGGCTCGCAGATCTCGCACCCACCCTGCTTAAAATTCTGGGCCTGCCTCAGCCCAAAGAGATGACCGGTACTCCGATTATCGAATAAGTGCCCCCTCCAACAGCCCGCTGAGAGAATTCTCAGCGGGCTGTTTTATTTTGCATGAATGGATAAAAAACGTATAAAATAAGGATATATGGCTTGTCAACAACTTCCGAAAGGTTTATAATAAATGCAACTCGTTTGAAGCAACTTACTTTGATACAGGAGGAAAGATATATTATGGGAAAAGGAACATTTCTGGCAACGGTAGCGCTTTTGATTGCGATTGCCGGAGCGATCGTCGCATTTGCCGCATATTTTAAACGCCGCAGCTGCACGCTGTGTGATGATTTCGATGACGATATGATGGATGACGACATGTCCGACCTCGATTATTACGCGACCCAGGTTTCTGAGGATTCCGATGAACCACTCGAATCCGAGCCGGAAGCCGCCGCTCAGACTGCCGAAGTATCAGAGCCCGCCGTCGAAGAAGATCCGCAAGAAGAAAAACCAGAAGCATTCTAATGAAGTTTGCGTACCGGTGGACACTTCGTCCGCCGGTTTTTCTTCGAATACATTCTTTTCATCGATATTTTAGAAAAAAGATAAAAAAAGACTTGCGTTCCTTTGTAGGATATGCTATAATAATTAAGCATTCAAAATTTGAATATCGCGGAGTGGAGCAGTCCGGTAGCTCGTCGGGCTCATAACCCGAAGGTCGTAGGTTCAAATCCTGCCTCCGCAACCAATTTCACCTAAGACGGATTTCAATGTACTTGTTATGTTGATCTCCGTCTTATTTTTTATGCCGATGCGCTCAATCAGCAGATGAATTGCATCCGCGTCAGATTTCTCTTTTAGGGCTTCAAGCCATGCCTTGATCTGCTCCACGGTGAAATCCTTCGGCGGCTCCGTTTCGTTCAGGGCGGCGATCTCAGCCTTTAAATCCTGCATCTGTGCGCCGATATCTGCCACGATTTCAGCCGGCAGAGCGCCGCTGGAAAGGTTTTTCATCAGCGCCTCATATTGCTTTTGCTTCTCCGCGATCTTCCGGCGCAGGACGGCATTAAAATCATCAATGCGGCCCTTCTCCCCTGCCTGGTATCTGCGCAGCGCGTCGGTGATTCTGTCCTGATTCTCTGGCGACAGCAGATTGTGAAGATATTCAACCGCGGCCCGGTCGACTTCCTCCATGTGGACAACAGGAGCGCCGCACTTTTTCGAGCAATAGAAATAATGGTACTCGTGGCCCTTACGGGACGACTTCATGCCGTGCATCTTTGCGCCGCACTCGCAATATACAAGGCCGCTGCACAGGTATCCAGCCTTCTTCCCTGTCTGCTTGCGCTCTCTCATGATCCGCTGCACCTCCATAAACTGCGCCTTGTCGATGATGATCGGCAGGGCGTTTTCTATTCTGATGGCATTGGGCTTTGCGCGGCGATCCTCCCGCCGTTCTTCCTCTTGCGTGCTGTAGACGTACACGCCTGTATACTTCTCATTGCGGAGCATTTCATAAATCTGTGTGTAGCGGATAGGCTTGCCCCGCTTCCCCCTTATGCCCCGCTTGTCCATTTCCTTGATGATTTCTGTAAATCCTTGCCGGTGGGCTGCCGCGTCGAAGATCTGCCGCACATAGCCCGCCTCAAGGTCATTGATAACATACTTTTGGTCAATTATATCATAACCGAAGGGCGCAAATCCACCATTATGTAACCCTTTCAGGGCCGTTTCTTTGTGGCCCTTCTTGACTTCTTCCGCTAAGTTGTCAATGTAATATTCCGACAAACTCCACATGAGCGTGCGCATGATCTTCGCTTCGTTCGAGTTCCCGAAGTCTTGCGCCGTGGCGATCAGTGCGACCCCCTTGTCGTGCAACCGCTTTTCAAGGTTGACGTGCTCGCCCAGGTTGCGCGCGATCCGATCGTATTTGTGGATCAGAATAGTGTCAAACAGGCCCCTGTCGCAGTCCCGAAGCATCTTTTGATACTGGGCGCGCTGGGCCGTCTTAGAGCCTTTGCCGCTGATAGCCTCATCGGAGTATACCTCCACGACCTGATAGCCGCGTGCGGCCGCGTAGTCCCGGCAGGCGCGCACTTGTGCCTCAATACTGTCCTCTGTCTGCCTGTCCGATGAATACCGGGCATATATGGCCGCTCGTGGCATTGTCGCGCCTCCCTTTCTGGTTGATTTAAATGGATGGGCATGGTAAAATATATATAGGCACTGTCGATCCCAGCGGCAGGCGGTTAAGTCTTAGCCCCTGAAAGGGGGCGTTGCTTATGGATTATGGTTGGATCATCCTTGTGTTGATCGCAGCAACCGGATACATACTTGCAATAAAAAAGAAGTAGCCGCCCTCACGTCCAAATGAAGCGGCTACTCTTTTAGCTATTCTTTGGGGCGTAACCGTCTGTCGACAGTGCCCTTTTGTATCTTTAGTATAACCGCTTTTTATGATATTGTCAATTGCCGCCGCCCTTCGGGGCGGCTTTATTTTTTGTAATCCAGTACCTTCGTAAGGTCTGCAACGTAATCTGCGGCCTTCTGCTGACCCTCTGCGTTGAGTTTTCGAAACTTGTCCAACAGTGAATTTTCTTCCGGCGCAAGCGGCGCATCACCCCTTGGAACAGCATCGAAAACGTTGCAGAAATATGTTTTGATGTTCGTGCCGCCTTCGCTATTAGGCTCGAATACAAAATGGTCGACCAAATTCGATGCTAGGACGATCATTCCGACATCATCCAGTTGGCTGACTTCTTCATAAAAATCTTCCGGGAAAAGCGCCTTTATTTGCTTGAGCAGGGAGCTTTTCAGGTGCTCCCAGTTCCGCTCCATCTCAGGCCAGTTCTCGAAAGGCTTTTGGCCCAAAAGGAACGAAACTGGCACACCGAAATAATCGGAAATCTGGACGATCTTTTCGGCGGAGGGCTTTTGCTTGCCCGCCTTCCATTGAGTAAATAAGCTTTTGGCTAAGCCTGTTTCGCGCGCTAATTGCGCAGCAGAAATCTCACTTTTTTTCATTAGAAAGGTGATTTTGTCATATATCTCCAAGGCAGGCCCTCCAAATCTATAAACAATGACAAAATTAAGAAATCGCAACTAAAACTATTGACTAGTTTAGAAATCTTAACTATAATAATATCAAAGGAGTTTTGTTTTCTTAATTCTATCACACAAAACTAAAAAGGACAAGCCTGAAGGAGGTAAAAAAATGGAATTTTTCACAGTAGAGGAGCTTTCTAAAATCCTGAAAGTCAAGCCCGCAACAATCCAAGGTTGGGTACGAGAAGGCAGACTGACCGGTCTACGCATCGGAGGAAACCGGCTCCTTCGATTCACCCAAAACGACATTGACAGATTTCTTGAATCGACTCGCGTACAGGAGGAGGGGTAATCATGAAAAAAGTAACAGCAGTCAGTGAACCAACCAACGACGGAGCATTTGTAATTGAAGCGTCAATCCCTTACATTGTCCAAATTCAGATCACAGGCACCGCGCCGATCCTGTTCCATCGCTGGAGCTGTGAGGACGTTGAGGCAAAGTCAAAGGCTTCAAAGGGCAGCAAAACCAAAAAGACCGATAATCTTGAAGCGTATCTTTACAGGGACGGAAGCAAAGAAATCTGCGTTCCGGGCGAGTATCTCCGACAAAGCGTTATTTCGGCGGCAAAGTACCGGCAGGACCCGCGCAGCACGCGCAAGAGCGCTTGCGACCTGTTTAAAGCCGGGGTAATTTCGCTCACAGAATTAGCGCCCACAGGGGCAAAGGAGCCGGACTACCTTGACCGTCGCCGGGTGTGCATCATGCGGGCGGCAATCACCAGAGTTCGCCCGGCGCTGTCCGCCGGATGGACGGCGGCCTTTCAAATGCAGGTTCAAACCCCCGAGTACATCCCGCCCCAGTTTCTCCATTCGGTTCTGATTGATGCCGGCCGGTTGGTTGGCATAGGTGATTTCCGTCCCAGCTTCGGACGCTTCAACGTGACAAAGTTTGAGGTTTTGGAGCAGTTTTCCTAAAATGCTACCGCCAGTTCAAGGCATGGCGCGGCCTGGCGCGGCTAGGCCCGGCTCGGCAGGGCTTGGCTAGGCCGGGCAGGGCAAGGCGAGGCTTGGCGTGGCAGGGCGTGGCGTGGCAAGGTGAGGCGTTTACGGTATTACGATAAACCGCAGAAAGTGAGGGGCAAGCATGATTCAATTAACCGACAACGTAGTTGTCACGGCAGATCAGTACCAATACATAGTCGGCACGCCACGGACAAGGCCGGACAAGGGCATTACCATCGACAAGCCGAGATATTACACTACCCTAGCGGGAGCGGTCAAGGGCGCTATTTCCCAGGCCATGCGCAAGCGGATGGGGGAGGACAGGACATGGACATCACAAACGTAACAATCCGGCAACTGATGGACAAGCCGCAAAAGCGGCTGCTTGCCATAGCGTCCGCCACGATCGGCGGCGAGCTGGCCCTTCACGACATGAAGATCATTCAGGGTGACACCCGCCTGTTTGTGGCAATGCCAAGCCGCCGGGACAATTCAGGGCAACGACATGATATCTATCATCCAATCGGCTCGAAGGCCCGGGAACAACTGGAGGCGGCCGTGCTGGAAGCATACCATGAGGAGGTACGGCACAGTGAAAGATAACTCACCAATGAGAATACCGGTAGCGGCCACCATGCGACGCAACGCAGACGGCAGCTATTCAATGGTTGATGCTGAATGGGCAGAGATCACGCCGGAGCAGTTTGCCCGCTTCCTGATAATGAAATTTGGCATCACACCCTGGGAGAAGGTGAAGCCGGATTGATATTATCACAAAATCAGATCAACAATATCCCGCTGCTGCTTCGGGCAATGCCTCAATGGGTCACATGGCGCTATGAGAAGCGCAAGGGGCAGGACAAGCCAACCAAGGTGCCGTATAACCCGGCAACCGGCAGGCGGGCCAGCGCGGGACAGCCCGATACATGGGTAGACTTTGACACGGCGGTAAATGCACAAGGCTATGACGGCGTGGGATATGAATTCAACGACATGGGGCTTATCGGTGTGGACATTGACCATTGCATCAATCTTGAGACCGGCGAAGTGTCTCCGGCAGCGCTACGGGTGGTGGGCCTGCTCAATTCCTATACCGAGTTCTCCCCCTCTGGCACGGGCTTACATATCTTTGTGTACGGCAACATTCCCGCTAAGGGCAGAAAAGACCCCGCCAGCGGAATTGAGATGTACCGGGATGTGCGCTTTCTGACCATGACCGGCAACCCCTTCATGAGAGTAAAGCCCATCGAGCGCCGCGACCGGGAGATCATGCAGCTATACGACGAGCTGTTCCCCGATAAGCCCCAAGAGATGCCCACACAACAGCCTGCATCCCCAACGCTGGATGACGGCAAGCTGCTCGAAATAGCGGGCAAGGCCTCCAACGGTGAGAAGTTCCGGCGGCTCTACAGCGGCGACACGGGCGGATATCCCTCCCATAGCGAGGCAGACATGGCGCTGTGCAATTATCTTGCTTTCTATACCGGGAAAGACCCGGCGCAGATGGACAGGCTTTTCCGTGCGTCCGGCCTTATGCGTCCGAAGTGGGACGAGAAACACGGCAGCAAAACCTATGGAGCTTCCACAATTGAGGACGCGATCGGGCACACTGTGGACACCTTCGGGAGTAAACAGGCAGCGGCAGAGGACTTTGCCCCGGTGACGCTCCCGCAGGGATGGGAGCCGCCGATACCTTTTGAAGTGGTGAAAGTGCCGCCCTTTCCCGTGCATTGCCTGCCCGCGCCAATGGCAGACTACGCAAAGGCCGTGGCGGAGGAACTGCAAGTGTCGGTCGACCTTGCGGCGGTGGCAATTCTGGCGATCGTCGCAATTGGTGTGCAGAACCGATTCATCATCAACCCCAAGCCGGGATGGATTGAACAGCTAAACCTTTATGCAACAACCATAGCATTACCGTCAGACCGGAAAACCCCCGTCTTAAAATCTGTTTCACAGCCCATCTATGACTATATGCGGGAGGAAAACATTCGACGCGCCCCGGAAATCGAGCGGTACAGGATTCAGAAACGGATGCTTGAAAAGGCGATCACCGGCATGATAGAGCGCAACGGCAAAACCGGCACCAAAAACAGAGCCACGACGGAGGAAATTTTGGCGAAGCAACGGGAGCTTGCGGAACTGGAGGCGGTCAACCCCCTTCGCCTGCTCGCGGATGATGTGACCCCGGAGGCTTTAGTGTCCCTCATGGCGGACAACGGCGGGTGTATGGCGGTGATATCGGCGGAAGGCGGTATATTCGAGATCGTCAGCGGGCTTTACAATTCAAAGGTGAATGTCGACGTATTCCTGAAAGCCTATAGCGGCGACCCGATCATGGTCGACCGCAAAGGGCGTGCTTCGGAGAACATTACCCATCCGCGATTGACCATGATGTTGTCTGTTCAGCCGGTCGTTATTTCAGAGATTATGAAGAATCGGACACTCAAAGGGCGCGGCCTGTTGGCGCGGTTCCTCTATTCCTACCCAAACTCGAAGGTAGGCAGCCGGAACTATGACAGCCGCCCGGTGCTGGACGTACTGCGCGAGCAATACCGGCGGGTAATTTATAACCTGCTCTCCATCCCCGAAGGGAACATACAGGCAATTCACCTTTCGGAAGAAGCACAGGAGGAAAGCCGGAACTTTGCAAATGCGCTTGAACCACGGTTAAAGGGCGACCTGTTTGAGATCAACGACTGGGCCGGGAAGTATCACGGGCAGGTCATGCGCATAGCGGGGCTACTGCATTGCATCATTCATCAGGAGGCTGCCGCACAGGAGCTTCTACAAGGGGGCACAATGCGGGCGGCACAGGAGATTGGGGAGTATTTCCTTGAGCACGCGAAAGCCGTATTTCTGACCGTCTCCGGCGCTGAAATCGACGACGCAAAATATATCCTTCGGCGGCTGAATGAGACTAAGCACGTGGCCGTTATTTCAAAGCGGGAATTGCTTAGACGGTGCCGGAAGTTTAAAAACAATGACGATCTTTCGCCGGGTCTGACAATCCTCTGTGATTGCGGGTATTTGCGGGAGATTGAAACCGAACCGCACAGGGGGGGAAAACAATCACAATATACAAAATACGAGATCAATCCGGCGAGCTATGACAAAAATGATAATGAACAGTTATAGTGTCACGCCTGTCACGTTGGTGTCACGCGGGCGCGTGACAGCCCAAACTCCCTATTCATGCGGGTTTGCGGGGTGTTGTCACGTCTGTCACGCATTTTCAGGAATTCCTATTCTATAGCGGGATATCCTATAGAATATAAGGATTGTTAAATATTTATCATTATTACTATAATATCCACGGTGCGGAGGAGGGGCTTTTTGTGGGTACTTGGAATCTATTTTTTAGAAATCGCGTGACCAGCGTGACAAATATAGCTGAGGCCGCATCACAAGCGGGTTTGTGCTGTCACGTTGCGGCGTGACAGGTATGTGACAGGCGTGACAGGTAGACAGGGTATCAGGACGAAGAAACGAAAGGAGCAATAAGGAATGTCAAGACACGTTCACAACGTCCGCGCAACGAGAAAAGCGCTGCTTCACGGCGCGAGGAATGGCATAGGCCCATTCAGGCCGCAGCCGAAACCGGCCAAGCGCACCGACCTAAATTTTCCGGAGAAAGAAAAAGAAATCAACCCAAAGGAGGTTAAAAAATCATGACCGAAACAAAAAAAGCGCCCGCCGATGCTGGAACATCGACGAGCACAAACCCAATAAATCAACTACATAATACCACGAGCGGTAACGGAATGCAAGCCTTATGCGGCAAAATTTCAGATGAACTCTACAGTAAAGTGCGCTTTCCGCTTCGATATGCGCGAACGGTGCTCTCGGATCAGCAAAATCAGTATTTTATAGAAGAATCAGCGGGCGAATGTCTAACTGATGCGGCCTTTATTGCCTATGGCTATGAAGATGCCTATAACCGAAATGAAATTACAGTCGAGAATGTCAGTGAAGCTATGGAAGCCTTAGAGGACATTATTGACCGCTTGAGTGATTTTAGCAGAGGATTGCGTGAAATGTGGGAGGTGCAGTCATGAAAAAGTATGACGATCTTCCCGGCTTCAAACTGACCGGTGAATACACAGATCCTGACATCGGCATCACTCTGCCGGTCTATGAAATGCCAATGGAGACGGCGGAGAGCTGGAACGCAAAGGCGAAACGGCTGAATATGCAGGGAGGCGCAGGGGCTCATGGCTGAGGTTAACGTCTATGTCAACCGGTATGCAGACTATGCCCGAGTGATCGGAGAGCGCCCATCAAGGTATGGAGACCGGGGGTTTGTGAGTTCCCCCAAAAACGGTATCTACATGGTATTCATCAACGAACGGGACGACATCGACGAGCAGATACACACACTGGCGCATGAGTGCGCACATATCGCTCTGGGACACATTGGCCCCGACGTGGACGCAGAGGAACAAGCGGAGCGGTTATCGTGTTTTATTCTGGGCTTTGCAAAGGTTATGGCGCGGGAGCATCAGCATAACAGGAGGGCCGCACGATGAAGATTACCCTAGCATACCTTCAGAATAAATAAAAGGCGAGCGCTTGCAGGGCGCCCGCCAATCTGGAGAATTCTCTCCGTCTAATACCCAACTCCATTTTACACGGGGAGGATTGCAATGTCAAATGAAGAATTGTCCCAGCGGATCAAGGCCGGGGAGCGCTACCTCCTGCCCGCCCTGTGGGAGCAGGTGCGTTCTCTGGTGCTGCTGTTCATGATGCATCTGCTTAATGCCAAGCGAGAACGGGCAGCGGCGGCAGGCGTGGAGCTGGACGATCTGGAACAGGAGGGATACTTCGCCCTGCTTGACGCTGTGGAGGCATACGATGAAGGCAGCGGATATAAATTCAGCACCTATCTCAAGTACCCCTGCCAGAACCGCTTTAACGCCGCGATAGGCATTCGCACCCGGCGGCAGATGAAGGAACCGCTGAGCAATGCCGCGAGCCTGAACGCGCCCGCAGGCAGCGAGGACGAGGACACCGAACAGCTTGACCTGCTTTCCGATCCGGTCGGTGCCGCTCCATTCGAGGATGTCACCGAGCAGATTTGGAGGGAGCAGCTTCACGAAGCGCTCGAGCAGGCATTGGACACCCTGCCGGAGAAACATGCCTACGTGATCCACGCGCGGTATTACGACGGATTGACGCTCAAGGAGGTTTCAGAGCATCTTGGATGCTGTTTCCAATGGGGCCGCGACATTGAACGCGCAGCTCTCCGACGGCTGGCCCGGTCGAAGCATCTGCAATCCTACCGGGACGACATCATAGCACATCACGCCTATCATGGCGGGCTGGCACAGATCCGCGCGGGACGCGGCAGCTCCGTTGAGCGGGCCGTTGAACACCTTGACCGGGCAGAACGACGGGAAGCACAGCGGGAGATGGCTTATGAGTGGGAAAAGGCAGTACGCGAACGAAGCCAGACAGCTGACAAAAGCTGAAAAGGGGGTTCCCGTCGATGTCAGTACCAAAAAACATGAGAAGAAACGGCAGGTGATAAAGATTCCGCAGAACTGAGTATGGCGTTTCAGAATATCAACCCACTATAAAACAAAGGAGATTGCACAATGAAAGATTCCACAATTGAGATTTATGAAGCATACGAGGCCCGTTGCGAAAAGGCACTGCAAGAAATTGAATCACTGAAAAGGGACAAGCAATACACCGACGATCAAAGAGAATCACATATCAAAGAGCTTTATGCCCGGATGGATGCGGATCGTTTGGAAACGTGGGCTGAGATCAAAGGAATCATATCCAAAAGAGCAGATGAAGCCCGCGACCGGCACAAGCTGAAGCTGTCCTCCCCGGAGCATCAGCAGCTTGTTGGAAACGCGATGAAGATGCTCGAACTTTTGGGCGATACCATTTCAGCCGAACAGATGAATAATATCGTAGCGCCGTTCGCGGCCTCGGAGGACTTGCAGACACTTTCCATTCTCAGAACCTACGCCTTGACCAAACTGCCGGAACAGGTTGGAAGGGCGGTGAACTTCCCGGATATGCAGTATGGGGAAGCCGCCCGACATGAGGAAATGGGAAAGGTCTTTGATTCCATTATGAGAATCCCCGTGAAGGAGTTTGCAGATACCGGCCTTTCCCGCACCGTGCGGCTCCACTTGTCCAGCGAGACCCTCGGCTACGCCTCCAAAGAATAAGCACGGGTGTTTTATGATGCGCCGCCTACCTTCGTAAACCGGATAGTGGGCGGCGCTTCGCATAGAAAGACTTTTTGATTTAGGCAAAACAAAGGAGGTGGCATTGTGGGCGGAGACGGCAGTGGAGGACACAACAAAGCACACAGGATGGCCGAGCGGGAAAAGCGTATTGACAGCTTCGCCCTGGGCAGGCGTGCCGATATGCTCCGGCGGGCCGGTGTCCCGTCTGTGCTATCCGTGCTGGAATGGGACGGCGGTAAAAGCTGCGCGTCGATCAGACTTTCGCTTGACAGTCTGTTCATCGCCTATAGGAGCAGCTGCGGAGAGATCTTGCAGCCGCTTCCCTTCGAGTGGATCAGCGGTGAGAATGGCCGTGGCCGCCGCGCTTACTTCCATTGTCCGCGTTGTGATCGGCGCGTGCGGATGCTCTACGTGTATCCTTCGGGGATAAAATGCCGGACATGCGCCCGCCTGAATTATGCAGTGCAGCAGGATCGGCACCCTGTCGATCAGATAATCTGCAGCATGGCAGAGATGCTGCGGGAGCGGTTCAAGGTAACCAGCAGAATGTCAGCATTCACAATGCTGGAATTCATCCCGCCCAAGCCACCGGGGATGCGGCAGAGCACATATAAACGCCTATGTGCCCGCTATCGGGCCTTATGCCTCAGCCTGTGGAAAAACCTCTCTGTGCGTCATCCGTGGCTATGTGAGGATATAAAGCCACGCTTGCCCTGAAAAGCCAAACCCATCCGTACCGGGGGATACCTCACCGCGGTGTTTTTACATTCAGTCGATCGTGTCTATTTTGCCCCCCTTAAAAGGGCATCTTCATTTTCTGAGTCTCTAAAAGGAACATTCGGAGATTTCGGAGGCCCTAAAAAGAAAGTATCCCGAGATTTCCAAGACCCTAAAAAGAGGTATATTGCGTGCCTAATATCCAGAACCTAACCCCGTTCAATGTCATGTCGCCGGAGCGGTACCGCGGTTATTTATGAAAAGGGCGAGACAGGAATACCCTGCCTCGCCAAAGTTTTATGGAAAGTTGCGGAGAAGTGGAACTTTTTTGGGGGTGTGGAGGGTATGGAAGAGAACTATATTTTAATTTTGGCCATACTATGTATTGATGATTAATACGAGGTGATTTACTATTTGTATAAACAATACTTAAGTGAATTTATTAAGAAAACAGTAGAAAAAATGGCAAATTCGTTACGAAAATCGAAAAAAGTTAACCATTTTGATGGAAAATTGATCTATACAAACGAGTGTACGGGGTGTTATAATTTAGATGTAAAAGGAAATGGTTCACTATTTAGAGAGGGGGATAATAGCATGGCCTACAGTGTTTTTGATATAGCTAACTGGTTCTTGTTGAAAGAAAAAATGACAAATAAAAAGCTGCAAAAGCTTTGCTATTATGCCCAAGCTTGGGCATATGCGTTTAATGATCGCGGGATGTTTGACGGAGAATTTGAAGCGTGGGTTCACGGCCCCGTCAACAGAAGTCTTTGGAACTCTTTAAGTCAATATGGATATTTAGATATTGAACAGGATAAGTTTTCTTCCCAAGCCAGGGCGATAGATGATGACGCTACGTTAGAACTGTTAGAAGATGTTTGGGCGACTTATGGGGAGTTCTCTGGCGGACAGCTTGAGTCTCTTACACATAAAGAGGATCCTTGGTTAAATGCCCGTATTGGCTATGAAAAATATGAACCGTCCTCCAAAAAAATAAGCACAAATGATATGCGGGATTACTATAGAAGCAAACTGAAAACTGGTGGCTGATATTTGTGGGAAAGGGAAAGAAATTAACTAGAATTAGTGGAGAGTCTCTAGAAAGAGGCTCTCCTATTTATGATTCCAGATCGGATGTTTCTGCACTGCCAAAGCAACGTCCTTCGATATCTATAACATTTATGGATGTAGGGAAAGAGTTTGGGCTTGCATATTTGGTGGAAAAAGATAAAAAACATAGAGGCAGCAGGTATATCATGAAAGAATTTGATGCTTTTTTGCAAAAGGTGAGAAAGCATAAAAGCATTGAGGACGTAATGGATCATTTCAAGCCTAAGAAGAAGCTCAACAATCAAGATAAAAAAAGCATAGATAAAATGAAGCAGATCCAGGACGAATATAGCATAGACACCTCAGAAATGGCACATATACACTGCTGCGGGAATGGAGGTGGCGCGCTGGTTCTACACGGATTTGTAATAAATAATTGTTTTGAGATAGTTTGGATAGACCCGGATCATGAGATTCACGAGCTTTAGCCGCCTCCACCCGAGGCGGCCTTCTTTACGCAAAAATGCCCGCACACGGCGGGTATCTTTGCAGGGAGACGAATTATTACCCGGGGCATCGGGCAACATTAGTTTAACATGGTTTAGCATATATATGCAATTAACTAAATTACCAAATATTAACAT